GCTTTACCTCCTGATTTACGTAAATGACTTATTAATCCTAGCCAAACATTATGTTTCTTAACTACTTTAAGAAGGTCTGACATAACTTTATCTATGGCTTCATTACCAGATAATCCTTCACTACCTTCAGATACAGCAATAGTAATATGATCAAGCACAAGATATTTACATCCCATAAGAGCCATATATTCTATTTTATCTATTAAAGAAGAGTCTCCAACCGATCCTTGGTGATCGAGTAATACAAGTCTTTCATCGTTAAATACCTCTATGTAGCCCTTTCTAAGTTCTGCCTCGCTAGCATTAGTTTCCAATGAGTTCCGTTGTAATACCATGTTGATGAATTTTTCGGCAGTATCACCGACGCTTTCTTCAAGAGATATAAGACCAATCTTATCCTTAGTTTTAGAAAGTAAGTCCAAGATAATCTCTTTGATAACAGTAGATTTACCACTACCAGTACCACTTGTAAATAACGTAATTTCTCCATGCCTAATTCCTTTTAATTTTTGATTTAATCCATCTAAACAATCGGGATAAGGAATTGACTCCGTATTTTTGCGTTCTTGAAATCTTTCCCATATCTCTTCTCCTACTAGAATTCCAGCTGGGCTGTAAGAGACGGCATTCCAAATTGCCGTGGAAACCTGTGCAGAACCACTCGTCATATACACATCGTTCGCATCTTTTTCTTTTCCACTCTTTTGGACTACTTTGACCTTGTCGAATCCAATTATCTTTGCTGCTGTTGAAATTGCTTTCTGTCCAGCTTCGTCTGTGTCGAACCATAATACCACCGTTTGAAATTGTCTTACCCAATCTCTTTGATCTAATAATACTTTCATTTGATTTGCTGAAGGAATAGATACTACTGGCCATATTTTCCTATTAGTATCTAAAGATGCTTGTGCTACGCTCAATGCATCAATTTCTCCTTCAGTAATAACTAACATCTTTCCACCTGAATTAAACTCACGTTGTCCGAATAATACAGTAGGTTTTCCTAATACTCTAAATTCTTTAGGTAATATTCTTATTTTATAACAGTCATCACCATAAGGATAAAAGTGAGCAGGTTTATTATTGTATTGATGTGTTTTTACTCCAAAGAATTCTACTACTTCCTTAGAAATATTCCTACTAGGCATAGCAAGACTAGGAAAGTTATGAATATCGGAGATGAGTGTTGATTCATTATTATTTCTATTGGAAGTGGGTTGTTCATTACTCATATACACCTTCTTTCTTTTATTACACGCAAAACAAAATGTGTGGCCATCTGTTTCGTCTATCATTAATCCATCTGAACTTCCACAATCAGTACACTTATATCTCTTTGAGTTCTTCAATTTCGATAACCAACCTTTCTTCGCCTTTCTTTACAAGGCTTTTAAACATATGTATTTCATAACAATATTTATCGTTCCATTTAAAGACTTGTTGTAACGCATCTAAACTAGGTTTTGCTACGTTATCTAAATCAGAAGCTTTATTAGAAAAGTAAGGCCAAATAGTTATCTTTAATTTAGCCTCACTCTCTATATTCCATGTAAGATCTTTAGTAGCTTCTTTAAATCTTTCTAAAAAGTCTTTATATTCTTGAGTCGGATAAGTCTGAGTGAAGCTCTTTCCTGTCTTCGTTCTTATTGCTCTTATCCCCTCCATCCGATTCGCTGACATCGGTTTTCCTGGTATATCTATCTTCATATCTCCATTCCTCCATATTCCATGTTCTTTTCATGTAGATTAGATTACCAATCATATTAAGTTGTTTTTCCCAACCATTTCCGTATTGACGTTTCCATTCATCTACTACTTTGTTCATACGATTATCATAAGTAGTATTTAATAAAGCTTTTTGAGCAGTTTTAATCCCATAACCTTTACGAACTTTAGGTATACAATCTCCGCTGTCTCCTATTAGGAGTTGAGTACAAAAATTTATATCAGCTTCTTCATCGTTTATAAAATAAATATCTTTAGTGTTATAATTATAATGATTACCAGCAATTTGATTTATGTCTTTGTCAATATGTGCTATAACCCAATCATCTTCATTATCACGAGCTTCATAAGACCATATAGAAACTAGATCGTCAGCTTCCATACCATCAGCTGGCACAGCTTTCCATTCTTCTACAATATATTTATATGAATCGTTAAGACGGTCTCTAAGTTTTTCATCCATAGGTTTATCTTTACGAGAAGCTTTATAACCTTCAAATATATTATACCTAAAATTACCTTTACCTTTAACTGCTAAGTAAGTTTCGTCTGCCCAACAATCATTAATAGTATCTTGTATTATATTTTTAACTACTTGCCTTGTTTCGTAACTATTATCTTGAGTACAAGCAGCTTTAAATAAAATACTATCAGCATCTATAAATAATTTCATTTTAATCCTTCTTTTATTTGTTTATTACGTAATAGTTTAACATGCTTCATATAAAAATATGAATGTAATTTACCAAAGATTTTAGCTATTTCAAGCATTAATCTAATTATCATTTAATTTTACTCCTAATTTATCTTGTAATTCACATTTATATTTAGTTATAGAATAATTAGGCATGTACTCTTTTATATCTAGTTCTACCTCTGTTACTCTTTTATAACAGTCTTTTTCGGTTTTAACTAAACCATTAGTATCTTCTAATACAAAACATTGTTCTGAATTTATAAGAGAACATACTAATATAAATACTTTAAACATATATTATTCTCCTTAATGTACATCAGCATATGATTTACCTATAATATAATCACCACCGTCCATACATTCTACACCAAACCATTTAGGTCCTTCTTTAAAAGACTCTTTAAGTATTTCTCCAACTCTTTTAGAATCTTTATCACTAGCTATCCATGCTTGTTCGTCATGATAGAAGATAGCAGGATAAGCATCAAGATTTTCTTCTTTAATTTTATTCATTGCATAGCTCACAGCTGCTTTACATGTTACACCTTCTGCTGCTTGTAATAAATAATTTAATACTTGATAGTCTGAACGTGCGTATATTTTTCTACCATCTAAACCTGGAATACAGTTGTAATCATTAAATACTCTCTTTAATTTTTCAACCAATGCACCAAATCCTGGTAAATTTGCCATAAATTTCTTTCTAGCTTCTTTACCTTTAGCAGCGTTGCTAACTCCATAAAGAGTTTGACCAAGCTTTGCATCGCCTGCACCGAATAAAATAGCATAAAGAAAAGATTTAGCAAGGCTCCTACTAGTATTAAGAACGCTAGCATTGCGGCTATGTTGATCTCCGTTGATGACAAGTTCTGTGTAATTGGAATCCCCCACGTAATGGCATAGTCCACGCAATTGATTCCCAGCAGAGTCAGCGCCAACCACGTTATAGCCGGGCTCACATATGAATAATTGCCTAAGAAACCTGCCATAAGGCGCATCCACAGCTGGTAAATTAACGATGACCTCATGCCTACACCTAAAGCTAGGAGTACCAACAGTCCACATTCTACCATGAAGACGGTAGTTATTTGACTCATCTTTAATTATCCTTTCTAACCATGAATTTATAGTTGCTGCTCTATTCTTTATTGTATAGTATCTATCAATAAGCTTTCCTTTTCTGCCTATCTTAGCTAAAGAACTTGAAGTTAATTTAGGTCCAGTCCTTACCCATTGATTTTGTTCATTCTTTTTAACGTTCCAATCATCAGGTTTCCAACCAATAGTATACAGCCAGTTTTTAACTAGTTCCATATTACTTAGAGTTATAGGTTCTATTGTATATCTTTGAAACTCTGTACCAGGCAGCATAGGAGGGCTGTCAGATAATGCGTCTTCTCCTATTATAGTTTTATTAAAATATTCTGAAAGTATTCTGCATGTAGTTGCAGTGTATAAACCAGACTTAGTATACTTTGGAGTCTTTGGAATTTTATCTATATATACTTTAGTTGTTCCAAGATTAGGTTCAATAATAGACTCTATTTTATTCATATGTCGTTTCATAAGTCTTAAGTTTTTATTAGCTAATTCTATATCAAATAACCAACCTTTCTTTCTTACTTCAGATTCGAATATAGCTATATCATGTTCAACACGAAGACCTTTCTTTATTAAGCTATTGATTTCTATAGCTTTATTTAACTCTGCTAGTAGTATTTCGTATACTTTTGTATTTAATTCTACATCTTGAACACAGTAATTAAGCATTTTATCTGAATATATTTTCCAATTTTGCTCGTTAAATAATGAGTTATCCTGTTTCTCATACCCAAGATGAGATCCCCAACCACCAAGACCATGTTTATGAGGTCTTTGATAGTTTAGAACTTGTGACATAACCCATGTGTCTAATAGAGTAGTCGTTGAAGACGGTTTCCAACCATAAATCTTTTCTAATGCCATTAAATCAAAGCCAATTATGTTATGTCCAATTAATGCGTCAGCTTTTGACATAAATTCTAAGCCTGATTTTATTGACATATGACCTGGTTGGTCAGTATATTTATATATCTTTTTAGTTATAACATCTTGGCAAACTAACATATGACACAAAGTCATTTCATCTAGTAAGCCGTCTGTTTCAATATCAAATACTAATTGCATAGCATTCCTTTCTGTTAATGTATTAGAAGCGAAAGTTTTCTTTCGCCTCTTCTTCTTTATCTATTCCGTCTACTTCGTTTTGGCAAGGAGCACAAGTTTTAAAGCTATCTTTATCTATACTCATAGTAGAAAACTTTTTATTGCATATACTACAAGTAATGTTTTTATATTTTATACCAAAAAAGTCTACGTTTTTAGTTCGAGGTTGAGATCTTGTCATTTAATTTCCCAATCTAAAAATAGCTTTACATTTCCATGATTATCACTATGATCTGGTCCTTTCCAATTTTCAGGCTTTATCATGTCCGGCAAGCCAAGCGGATTAGGACGGCTAGCTTTGACTCCGGATTCTTTGGCCATATTAGCGGAATGTACAGACCTCCAAGCTTTGTCCACATTAACCTTAAATATATCAAGTGTACCAATGGCAATAACACATAAGTCAATAAGACCATCGACAACTTCTTCTGGATCTTTGTTATTAACTGCATCTTTAGTTTCATTTAATTCTTCCTCCAAAAACTTTATTCTAAATTTTAAGAACTCATTTAAAGACTCATAATCCTCTAATTTAAGACGGTTTTTTATCCAATCGTGTACACCAAATTTATCATGCATATTAGATATATCATTTACCCATTCACTCTTCATTTAATTTCCTTTTTTGTTTTTGGTTTAAGATGTAAAAATTCTCTAATGTGTAGCTTCCTACCTTTAAAGAACACGATTAAGTTTATTGTAGTGTTGATGGAAATGGCGATAAGTAACCACCATTGCCACCAGTTAGGTTCAATATTATCCATTATCCTCCATAATCCTCATCAGTTCCCATACCTGCTGAAGCTAACCATGAACCATCATCTTCATCTATATTACTAGGTTCCTCATCATAAGATTGATTTATATATTCTTCAATTAAATGATAATGTCTTGGATATACATGTAAACTTTGAGCTTGCCAAATAATTATACCTGATTCTAAACTAAGATCTATAGCAAGACGGTCAAGTACTTTTCTTTGCCAATATACATCATTCATATAACCAAATACAGCATCATTAGATCTCATTTGAACAACAGCATTTACTACTGTACCTTTATTAGGATCTTCTTTAATATAATATGTAACAGCATTAGTACAACAGAAATCGTTTATGCCGTCTCTTCTATATTCAGTATGCATAAACGGATTTTGATATATCATAGTAGCTCTTCTTGAATTAGGATTTTCTTTTAATTCTCTAAGAGCAAAGTCATATTGACTTCCATTCTCTTTACTATATATCATCCATCCATAATTTGAGTTAATATCTCCTGCATTATTAGCAGCATGTGTTTTCCAAATTACTGGTATTTTACCGTAAAAATCTTGAAGTTTATTTACATTACGAACTTGCGTATCGTACCAATCTACTTCAGCAAGACGGTATTGTTTATTAGGAGTTCCAAATATAGAGTCTGCATTAGCTATAAATGATGCTCCTAATATTTCTAATGTATCGTATTGTTTATCATCTTCTTCATATAACTCTACGAATTTTTCTTGAATATCTTTTATTGAACTATACAGCATTAAGTTGTATTTCCTTTCTTAGTTCATTAGCTTTCTTTTGTAGTATTTTAGCGTCTGATTTTATTATACCACCAAGAGCTAATCTCATTTTATCTTCCATTTTCTCTAATTTAGTTTTGCTATGAGGATATAGTTTACTAAGTCGTAGTGTTAATGCTGCTTTCTTAGAACCTTTTTCCCAACCATCTTTCCATCTTAAAGTAGCACAATCAGACCAAACTTCTGCAAATCTTTTCATACCATTGTTATGATTAATTAATGTTCTTGTTGTAGCACATCCACCTGCAGCTTGAGTTTTGTTACCACCAGTAGCGTATTTATTTAAGTTTAATATTGGTATTCCTTTCTTAACCATTTGACATTGAATATGAAAATCTTCTGGTAGAAACTCGTCTTTTTCCCACTCTGTACCTATCCAATCAAAGTCTCTTGGCTCTATAGTACGAAAGTCAAACCATGTATTTGTATATACTCTAGAGTTTACACTACCAGGAAAATCACTAATACCTGATGGAGATATTCTTTGACCAAGACCACCACATTTAAAGCCGATATCACAAGCTTCTACGATATCTTCTTCAAGACGGTACCAATCTTCTTCTTGCATAGGTTCAAATTTTAGGAAAGGCCATGAGCCGTCTCTTCCTTCTTCTTTAGCTTTACAAAAAGTTAGATCATCATCTAACTGCCATTGTATTCTTTTGGTAGATCTAAGTGCTGCCCATCTACGTCTTTTAGCGATTCCTTGAACATGCTCAGGTGCTGCAATTACTTGACATATAGTACCATAACGTTCTCTATGAGCTTGATACTCAGAAGGATAAACTACCATAGTTGTTTTGGCTTGCATATACTCTGGCATTTGTGATAAAGTTACTTGATTATCTAATCTACCTCTTGTAAATATTACAGGTTTTATATCAGTCATTTTTATTTTTCTCCAAATAAACAATAGCTCTAGCAGAATAGTTAATTAAATCACGTAAACAATCTTCAGCAGTATCGTAATTAACATCACCACCTTGTTCCATTATAGATCTAAATCTTAATACTTTAGTTGTAAGCATAGTATCAAAAGACTTCCAACCATGAGGATAATAGTCATCGTCTTTAACAGAACCACCTTGATAATCTTTACCTTTTCTTGACATTAGATTACCACACTCTTCTAGTATTTCTATTGCGCGATCTAAATAGCTCTCTTCTTTTGCAAGACGGTTTATTTCCTCATTACTTCTTCTAACCATATATTCCATATAACCTTCATTCCGAGTCATTATCATTTTTCCTTTCAGGTTTTTTCAAAGGTTTTCTTTTTATAACCACAACTTCTATGTTTTCGAAAAAACTATCGACTAATTCATCTACTTCATCAGCAGTCCATTCTTTAGCGTCTTCTTTAAACTGTTCTGAAATAGCGTCCATAATCTCTTCTAGTTCTATACTATTAGATTTTATATTCCATTTAGTCGTAAGTCTCCCTATCGATCTTGCGTACCAAATGCTGTACATTCTTTGATTCATTGGAAAGTCTAGTATACTCATATTTTCCCTCTCTACGGTGCTTAGCTTTTGATACTTTTTTCAAGGCCTTCTCCCAGCCTCTACTGAGACTGTGAGTACGACCTCGACCTTTAATACCTTTAGACATTATGCTTTATCATGAATGTAAACATCAAAATACTTTGCAAACTTATAAGGCAAGTAAGATTGATATTGACCAGGTTTAGTTTCATAAATCTTTCTTGGTCCACGACCCATAAGTCTAACTCGTTTCTTCATATCTACATTTTTATTATATTCTGATACAGTTTGTTTAAGTATATCGATTTGTGGATCGTTTGGTGTTTCAACACTAAATTTATATCCACTTGTAATATCTCTTCTTGTAGTCCATTTTGAATAAGCCATAATTTTCCTTTCTAGCTGTTTTGTGTTTCTATAAATTTATTAAATCTATCTTGAAGTTCATGACCAATTTTCTCATATATTTCATCAAGTTCTTCATTACTTAGTTCTGAATAGTTTATTTTTACAAAGACTTTTTCTTCAGTAATAATGTTTATTGCTGGAAACAATACATTCTCCTTTAAAAGTTATAATCATAAAATTTTGTTGGTTCATCAGATAATTTATAACGATTATTATATTTATCTTTCCATTCACCATTTTTTCTAAGTCTAATACGAATTGTATTATAACTTTTATTAGAAAATATTTTCCACTTTTGATCTTCTTGATTTGATGTATGACCAAAGAAACCACCTAAATGAAAATC